GGTGCTGTGAACAAGAAGTTCACTATGGCTACCTATGCTGAAAGACCTGCGGCTCTCCTGCCAAAGACTGAAGTTCAGCGCATCAAAGAACTCAAAGACCTCCTGATAAACAGTGCAGGTTCCAATGTTGTTCACAAAGCAATTGAGATTGCCATGAATGATGAACACCCAGCACAGGCGGCTATGCTCAAACTCTGTATGGATAGGATGCTTCCTGTCAGTCTGTTTGAGAAAGAAGGCAAGCAAAGGAATGCCGTTACCATCAACATCACAGGCATTGGTGGCGTAGAGATAGAACCCTTGCAAGATGTGACTGATGTAGAAACAAAAAATGTCTGACCTCAACTTCTCACTCCTTCCTTGGCAACAAACAGTCTTTACTGACAAAACAAGGTTTAAGGTTGTGGCTGCGGGTAGGCGTTGTGGTAAGTCTAGGTTAGCGGCTACTACGCTAATTATTGAAGCATTGCGTTGCCCAGCAGGAAGTGCTGTTCTCTATGTTGCGCCTACCAATGGTCAGGCTAGGCAGATCATTTGGGATGTGTTGTTGGAGATTGGACGGGATGTTATCCAGAACAGTCACATCAACAATATGGATATCACCATGATAAATGGTGCAAAGATTTATGTTCGTGGTGCTGATAGACCAGATACCCTGCGGGGTGTGTCCCTTACCTATGCGGTGCTAGACGAGGTTGCGGACATTAAGCCTGAAGCCTGGGAGCAAGTCATCAGGGCTTCTCTGTCAGACAAAAAAGGCAGAGCCATATTCATCGGCACACCCAAGGGTCGCAACTGGTTCTATGATCTATTCAAGCTGGGGCAATCTGGAGATGATCCTGATTGGAAGTCCTGGCACTTCACAACCCAAGACAACCCATTGATAGACCCAACTGAGATTGAGTCTGCCAAGAAGACGCTAAGTTCTTTTGCTTTCAAGCAGGAATACTTGGCATCCTTTGACAACGCAGGAAGTGATGTTTTTAAAGAAGATTGGATCAAATATGGTGTGGAACCTGAGTATGGTAGTTACTTCATTGCAATCGACTTGGCAGGATTTGAAGAAGTGGCTAAACAAGCTGCTAACGCGAAAAAAAGACTAGATGAGAGTGCCATTGCAGTGGTCAAGGTCACTGATGATGGCAAGTGGTTTGTCAAAGAGATTGACCATGGGCGGTGGGACATTCGGGAAACTGCTGCCAAAATCCTGATGAAGATGCGGGATTACAGGCCAATTTCGGTGGGAATCGAGCGTGGTGCACTTAAAAACGCTGTTTTGCCCTACCTCAGTGACTTGATGCGGAAAAATAATGTATATTCCCACATAGTTGACCTAACGCATGGCAACAGGAAAAAGACAGACAGAATCATCTGGAGTCTCCAAGGGCGGTTTGAGCATGGGCGTATTGTGCTGAACTCNGANGAAGATTGGGANGNNTTCACNGANCAACTCTTGATGTTTCCTGCCAATGGCGTACATGATGACCTTCCTGATGCTTTGAGTTATATNGANCAATTGGCTGTAACATCTTACTTTGAGNNNGAAGAAGATGAAGAGTGGGAGCCTGTAGACATCATATCGGGGGTTTAATGGCAACAGATAAGCAAGAAAAGCTAGAACAAGGTGAGTTTTATGAGCCTACACAGGCTGATAAAGACCTGACTGATTTTGTTACTGACCATTGCAACCGCTGGCGTGATTGGAGAGACACCAACTACCTGCCTGATTATCTGGAATACGAGCGAATCTTTCGTGGTCAGTGGGCATCTGAAGACAAAACCCGTGAGTCTGAGCGTTCACGCATCGTAACCCCTGCCACCCAACAAGCCGTTGAGACTCGCCATGCTGAGATCATGGAAGCTATCTTTGGGCAAGGCGAGTTCTTTGACATTCAAGATGACATTCGGGATGTGAATAACAACCCCATTGATGTTGGAGTCTTAAAAGCCCAGTTGATGGAAGATTTCAAGCGGGACAAGATTCGTAAATCCATTGATGCCATTGAATTGATGGCAGAAATCTACGGCACAGGCATTGGCGAGATTGTCGTTAAGACTGAAAAGCAGTTTGTACCCTCTACTCAGGCAATTCCTGGGCAAATGGGCCAAGCCGCCATTGGAGTTGTGGAAAAAGAGCGTATTTCAGTCAGAATTTCACCTGTAAATCCAAAAAACTTTCTTTTTGACCCGAACGGTACTTCAGTCGATGACTGTATGGGGGTGGCAATTGAGAAGTACATCTCTATTCACAAGATTGTTGAAGGCATTGAGCGTGGAATCTACCGCAAAGTAGACATTACGCCCACTTATGAAGATACCGATTTAGAACCCACCCAAGAAGTGAGCCAGTACCAGGATGAAAAGGTATTGTTGCTGACCTACTATGGCTTGGTTCCCCGTGAGTACTTAGAGAACCTTGAAGAGAACAAGAATATTGTTGATTTGTTTCCTGAGAGTTCCGCTGCTGAAGAATATTCAGACATGGTTGAGGCCATTGTCGTAATTGCCAACGATGGGCAGTTGCTCAAAGCAGAGGCAAATCCTTACATGATGAAGGATCGCCCTGTTCTAACCTATCAAGATGACACTGTTCCCAATCGTCTGCTTGGGCGTGGCACAGTGGAAAAAGCCTTCAATATGCAAAAGGCTATTGATGCTCAGATTCGTTCCCACTTGGATTCATTGGCGCTGACCACCAGCCCCATGATTGCAATGGATGCAACCCGTCTGCCCCGTGGTGCTAAGTTTGAAGTCAAGCCTGGAAAGGCCATTCTCACCAATGGCGCACCTTCAGAGATTCTCTATCCCTTCAAGTTTGGGCAGACTGATGGCAACAACCTAGCAACTGCCAAGGATTTCGAACGTATGCTCCTGCAATCCACAGGAACTTTGGATTCTCAAGGCATGGTCAGTGCTGGTGCTAGAGACATGGGCCAAGGCGGTATGTCTATGGCAGTTGCCACCATCATCAAGAAGTACAAGCGTACTCTGGTAAACTTCCAAGAAGACTTCCTGATCCCCTTCATTCAGAAGGCGGCTTTTAGGTATATGCAGTTTGACCCAGAGCGTTACCCCTCTGTAGACATGACTTTCATTCCTACTGCAACTCTGGGCATCATTGCCCGTGAGCATGAGCAACAGATGTTCATTGGGTTGCTTCAGACTCTTGGCCCTAACACTCCTGTGTTGCCATTGATTCTCAAAGGTGTTTTGGCTAATTCTTCACTGACCAACCGCTATGAACTGATGGAGCAGTTGGACAAGATGAGCCAACCTAATCCTGAAGCACAGCAAATGGCTCAGATGCAACAGCAGTTGGCTATGCAAGCTGCACAGGCTCAAATTGCTGTTAATACGACTCAAGCTGAACAGAATCGGGCAGAGGCTCAGAAGTTATCAATTGAAGCACAGTTGATGCCTCAAGAAGTGCAAGCCAAGAACATGGCGGCAATGACCAAGAACCTGCCAAACCAAGATGATGCTGGTTCAAAAGAGTTTGACAAGCGGGTTAAGATTGCTGAATTGATGCTGAAAGAAGCTGATATTAAGAACAAGTCCAAGATTGTTGAGTTGCAAATGGCTGACAAGAAGGGCAAAATGTCGAGCGTTGAAGATGAGTTTCTCAATCGTCTTTCCAGGGAATTGACCTAAATGGACATCGCTGATCTTGAGCGTAAGCTAGGAATTGATGGAATCTCTGCTGAACAGCAGATGGAGATCATTACTGCTTTGCAACAGTCTGCTGCTGAGAAGATTGCCAAGGCCAAGAGCGAGTCTATTGGCAAGGGTGCTGAACTTGTCATCCAAGGCTTGAAGAAGATCAAGTCAGACATGGAGCAAAAGTTTGCTCAGTTGAATGGCGAGATTCAGAGCAAAGTTGCCTCTGTACAAGATGGACAGGATGGCAAGAATGGCAAAGATGGAAGAGATGGCAAGCAAGGGCCAGCAGGATTAACAGGCCCAGCAGGACGAGATGGTTCACCTGGGCGTGATGGAGTTGATGGTTCTGACGGCACTGGCGTTGCCGCTGCTCGCATTGATTTTGATGGTAGCCTCATTATCACTCTTGATGATGGTCGTGAGATCAATGTTGGTGAGGTTGTTCCTTTTGATGTTGCTGAACGCATCAAAGTTATTACCAATGGTGGCGGTACTTCTCAGTCTGTACTTGATACTCTGACAAGTCTTCAGTCTCAAATTACGGCCCTGTCTGGATTTGTGAACTACAAAGGCACTTGGAACGCATCAACCAACACCCCAACCCTTGTTTCTAGCGTAGGAACAAAGGGAGACTACTATGTTATCTCTGTAACAGGCTCAACCAATCTCAATGGAATTACCACTTGGACACAAGGCGATTGGGCCATCTTTAATGGCACTGCTTGGGAGAAAGTTGATAACACTGACCTTGTAACTTCAGTTGCAGGGCGCACTGGTGCTATTACTCTGACCACTGCTGATGTTAGTGGTTTGGGAACAATTGCTACCCAAGCGGCAAGCAATGTCTCCATCACTGGTGGCTCAATCACGGGTATCACAGATTTAGCAGTTGCTGATGGTGGTACTGGTGCATCTACTGCTGGTGATGCCAGAACCAATCTAGGATTGGTCATAGGAACAGATGTTCTGTCTCCAAGTGGGTCGGCTGCAAGTCTGACTTCTTTCCCTACCTTTAATCAAAACACCACGGGCACTGCATCTAATGTGACGGGTACTGTTGCGGTTTTGAATGGTGGTACAGGTGCAACTACTACATCTGGGGCCAGGACAAACCTTGGATTGGTGATTGGTACTGATGTGTTGGCTCCCAATGGGTCAGCGGCATCTTTGAC